TCAAATGGATCGTTTGCATTAGTAAATGCTCCCGTCTGCTAAAAACTCATATTCATTGCAAATCAATATCAAATTCACGACATACCATTCCCAGTTCTGACAATTCGCCATAGATAAAATCCCACCACTCATGATCAATATTAATATTCCACTGCTTATCCAGTATCTTATCTCTTATCTCATCTGTTGCCGTTTCCCATGCATAAATGGTTTTAACTTCGGTGACTTCTCGCATAACTCTGACCCTTTCGTTGGTGGCGTGATTGCCGTTTGTGATAGTTATACCATGTATAAATACCATGTCAAGAGAAAAACTTATACAATGTATAATCAGTGATATTTTGGTAGCTTTTCCACGCATTCATTACATAACCATGCGACACTGCGCAGGTTCGACAGATCAGGTATGTACATTTTTAACGGTGGTGGATTGCCGCAAAACAAACAATGATCCGCTTTTTCGTAGTCTTCCGGGTTGTCTTTCATCATGCGTCCTAAGTGGGGTAACAGCTTAGCAAACAGTTTCGAAGGATATAAAGATGTTTTGGGTTTAGTGTTTTTATAACGTGTCATTGTATGTTTTCCATGGCATTCTTTACACATAGAGAAGTGACCGGTCTTTTTTCTATGATCTTTGTAAAAACGCTCAACAGGTTTAAATTGATAACACTGATTACAAAGTATAGTTTCTAGTTGCATGATGTTTAATCCTTTCGAAAATGGCCCGAATGCGACAATATTCGGGGATAAGGGATTTAAGATTATTGTATATGTAGCGATGGTAGTAGTCAAGTTTACATATACAATAATGGAAAGAAATATCTTACAGCGACTCTTGGGCTTGTTGGGCCATATTTCCTTTTTATACATTGTATACCGGCCCCAGCGTATAAATTAAGCCCCATTGTATTTATCGAGTTATTTACTGATACAGAGTATACCTGATAAAATGCCCCCGGTGTCAGTTGTTCCCGGTAGTTATCGATTTACTGTCAAAATGATACAAAGGGGGTGGGGGGACCCCAAGAGTCGGTCGGCAAGGTGGCAGGGGAGGTACCCCGTATCCTCGGAATCATTTTTCACCCATAACCCAGAGTATATTCACCCATAACCCATGGTATAACGACCCACCTTTCTAAAAAATTTTTATAAATTTCACCCATAACCCATCGTATACCCCTACCAACACCACACATTCCCCAATTTGTTTTCATTGACAATCTCTATTGTTGTTGGTATGGTTCACTTTATATATCTATATCCTTCACCAGTTCCCAACATGGAGTTCACCCATGGGCAACTCAATGGCACTTCCCCTTGAATCATTTGAACGCTACCGGTTCCGCAAGGAGAATCCTGACCCCAAGCTCCATGAGATTCCTGATTCACCCATGCCTGACTGGATACTCCCCCTTGAAGATCCACCTGAACCACCCNGCCAACTGATCCACAAGACCTATGAGAACATGTTCGAACTGGTGTGTGAGCAGATCAGTGGTGGGGATAGTCTGGAGCAGATCCTTAACCGTGACCCTCGTAGTCCTGACGTGGGGAAGTTTATCCGGTGGGTGATGCGGGATGAATCACGGAAGCAGAAGTACTACGAGGCGTTGGCGATTCAGGCTGAGATTATATTGGCCAGTGACATGCTACGCATCGCCGACGCAGAAGAGTCGTTGGAGGATGTTCAACGATCCCGTCTCAAACTGGAGACACGATGGAAATATATGGCGATTTGTAATCGGGATCGGTTCGGTGAGAAACGACAGGTGGACCAGAATATTACTATTGACCTTGGTGATGCCATGGAGAAGGCACGGAGCCGTTCGAGGATGATTGATGTGAGCCCGGTGGACACCAATGAGTAAGCCGAGTCTCAAAGAGCAGCAGCTTATTGAGGAGATCCTGACGTTCAAGTATGACCCGTTGGGGTTTGTTATGTATGCATTCCCTTGGGGTGTCAAAGGGACTCCGTTGGAGAAGAACCATCAACCAAGGACGTGGCAGGTTGAGGAGTTCAAGCGGATACGTGACCACTTGTTGCTCAATGAACAGCGGATAGCGATAGGGTTACAACCGGAGCCGATTTATCTGGCAATCAGTTCCGGTCGTGGGCCGGGGAAGAGTGCGTTTCTGAATATGCTCAACCTGTGGGTGGCGAGTTGTTGGTTCGGGGCGACGGGGATTATTACCGCGAATACCGAGACGCAGTTGCGGTCACGTACCATGGCAGAGCTTGGGAAGTGGCATACGATGATGATCAATCGACATTGGTTCGAGAAGTCGAGTATGTCGTTAAGGCCGTCACAGTGGTTCGCTAGGTTGATTCAGGATCAGTTGAAGATTGACACACAGTATTACTACATTGAGGGGCAGAGTTGGAGCAAAGACAACTCGGATGCGTTTGCTGGAGCGCACAGTCAGATCGGGATGGTGTTGTGTTTCGATGAGGCGAGTGGTATCGATGACGCGATCTGGAACGTGAGTGAGGGGTTTTTTACGGACATGAGTCCTTTGCGGATATGGGTAGTGATCAGTAACCCGCGGCGTAATACGGGTCGGTTCTTTGACTGTTTCCACAAGGATGACCAGTTCTGGCAGACGCGGTATATCGATAGTCGAACGGTTGAGGGGGTTGACCCTGGCGTTTATCAGAGGATAGCGGACAAGTATGGTGAAGATCACGATGTTACCAGGGTCGAGGTTAANGGNCNGTTCCCGCGTACCGGCAGNAACCAGTTCATTGGGCGTGANNTTGTNCAGGACGCACAGGTCAGGGACGTTTCGGATGATCCCGGTGCTCCACTCCTCATGGGGGTGGACGTGGCTCGNTTCGGGGATGATGAGTCTGTCGTGCGATTCAGAAAAGGACGGGATGCACGATCATTCCCACGGTTCGCCTACAAGGGACTGAATACCATGGAGCTGTCGGACAGGGTGGGTGAGTTGATTGACCGGTTCAATCCTGATGCCGTGTTCGTTGATGGCGGTGGCGTGGGTGGTGGTGTGGTCGACAGGCTCAAGCAGATGGGGTATCGGGTCACGGAGGTGCAGTCTGGTGAGAAGGCGATGGAGAGTGACAAGTACCTGAACAAGAGAGCCGAGATGTGGGGCAGGATGCGTGAGTGGCTTGTTTATGGGGCGATTGATAACAGTCAGGCACTCTCTGATGACTTGACGGGACCGGAGTATGATGTCAATGTCAAGGGGCAGATCAAGCTGGAGGTTAAGGACTCCATGAAGAAGCGGGGGTTGCGCTCGCCCGACGATGCTGACGCACTTGGATTAACATTTTCTGAGAACGTCAGTCGCCGGGATACGATGATCATGAAGAGGCGGTCCATGTATGCCGGACATGTGGCACAGATGGACTATGACATATTTGCATACGAGGGATAGGAGAGCGTTATGGGTGGGATATTTAAGAAGATTGGGAACCAGCTCGAAAAACTTGGCAATAAGGTGACAGGTGATNCATTCAAGCCACCGGAGATGCCGGAGATGCCGGAGCCACCACCATCAGTGGACTTCGAGAAGCGTGCTCAGTTGTCTGCTGAAGCGAAACGGCGTGAGCGGCTCAGAGCAGGGTCAGCCAGTACCCAGTTGACTGGTGGNCAGATGAGCAGTGCCAGTGTTGGAACGAAACAGTTGCTTGGTCGATAAGGAGAACGANNATGGATGTGGAACAGATTCTCCAGCGGTATAAGCAGATCAAGGGTGAGCGTGGCACTTGGGAAAACCATTGGGAAGAAATTGCCGAGCGGGTATTACCCAGACAGATGGGGTTTGTTGGAGAACGGACATCTGGTGAGAAGCGTACCCAGAAGGTCTTTGACTCTCGTCCTATGATTGCTCTTGATCGGTTCGCGTCGGTGATGGACTCGATGCTCACACCACGTCAGCAGAAGTGGCATAACCTGACAACAACCGATGATGCCCTGAACAAGAACTTCGAGGTTCAGGACTGGTTCTACAAGGCGAACAGTATCCTGTTTGCTTCTCGTTACTCTGCTAAAGCCAACTTTGCTGGTCAGAATCATGAACGCTGGACATCCATGGGTGCCTTTGGCACAGGGACGGTATTTATCGATTTTCAACCGGGGGTGGGCTTACGGTATCGCTGTGTGAACCTGAAGAATACTTACTTCCTTGAGAACCACCAGGGGATGATCGATACCGTGTATCGGGAGTTCAAGTTCACGGCGCGTCAGGCGGTGCAGCAGTGGGGCGAGAAGATGATGCCTGAGAAGATCATGAAGGCGCTTGAGAGTCCGAACCGGCAGACCGAAACGTTTGACTTTCTCCATGTGGTCACTCCACGGGAGGACGTGGACTCGACTCGTTCTGATAGCCGTGGTAAACCGTTTGCATCCTATTACATCTGTGTCAGTGAAAAGCAACTCGTGGCTCCTGAAGGGGGATACGGGAGTTTCCCNTATTCGATCAGTCGGTANGTCACCGCTCCTGATGANGTNTATGGTCGCAGTCCGGCGATGATTGCCTTGCCCGACATCAAGATGCTCAATGAGATGGCGAAGACCGACATTCGTGCGGTACACAAGCTCGTTGACCCGCCAATCCTTCTCCACGATGATGGTATCCTCGGGAACGGTGGGATGAAGGTGAACTTGCGCCCCGGTGGGTTGAACATGGGCGGTGTGAACCGGGATGGTCGGATGTTGATGCAGCCGTTTACTACCGGTGCTCGTGCGGACATTGCTGAGTCGAAGATGGAGCAGCGTCGTCAGAGTATTGATGATGCGTTTCTGGTGACATTATTTCAGATCCTTGTAGACACCCCCAGGATGACAGCGACTGAAGCACTGATCCGTGCTCAGGAGAAGGGGATGTTGTTGACCCCTACCATGGGTCGGCAACAGTCAGAGGCGATTGGTCCGCTGATTGAGCGGGAGATTGACCTGCTGATGCAGCACAACATGTTGCCCCCGTTGCCGGAGATCCTGATGGAAGCCGGTGGTGAGTATGAGATTATCTATGACTCCCCTATGAGCCGGATGCAGAGAGCTGAAGAACTGGTGGGTGTGCAGCGTACCATGGAGCTTCTGGCACCGTTTGCCCAGATCAATCCTGACGTGCTGGATGTGTTTGACCCCGATGCCTTGGCGCGACTGACTGCCGAGGTATCGGGTGTACCGACTCCTGTGCTGCGTTCTCAGGAGATGATTGACCGTCTGCGCCAGGGTCGTGCAGAGGCTCAACAGCAGCAGCAGATGGTGGAGGCTGCTCAACCGATGGCAGGAGCGATGAAGGATGCGGCACAAGCTCAACAAATTCTTTCACAAGTGGGTTGATATGCTGACCAAGATGTTCCTGCGCCGGAGACACGCTTACAAGAATACGTTTGATAACCCGGAGGGTAAACAAGTCTTGGCCGATCTGCGCCGGTTCTGTCGTGCGACATTGCCGAGCGCAGATGTGGATAATGTNAATACCACATTCTTGCTCGAAGGTAGACGTGAGGTCTGGCTTCGGATTCAGACTCATCTGCAATTGACAGATGANGATATCTACAACTTAACAGAGGAGCAAATCGATGAGTGAAGAAGCTGCCGCCATAGGCGATAACGGCACAGGGGAACAGATTCACACTGGNGGACAACAGAGTGCGGAGTCAAAAGTAGCCGCATGGAATGAAGGGCTTGATGAGGACACAGCAACCTATGTTCAGAACAAAGGATGGAAAGACCCGAAGGATATTCTGACCAGTTATCGGAATCTGGAGAAGTTCGCCGGAGGGAGCAAGAATCTGGTGGAGTTGCCGGGAGTCGATGCTGACCCGGAGTCCTTGGGTCAGTTCTATAACAAATTGGGTCGGCCTGAAACACCAGACAGTTATAAACTCGGTGAGTATGAAGGGGTCGAGCCGGAGGTGACTGAGTGGTATAAGAACACCGCTCATGAACTTGGATTGACGGAGAAACAGGCCGCTACCTTGTACGACAAGTGGAACGAAATGGTTGCTGGTCAAGCGGAGCAGATGGAGCAGCAGTCTATCCAGAACGCCGAACAGGAACTCGCCGCTCTGAAGAAAGAGTGGGGTAAGGGTTACGAAGCACAAGTGGATGCTGGTCGCCGTGCCGTCAATGCTCTGGGATACGACAAGGAGCAGTTGGACGCTCTGGAGCAGAAGATGGGAACAGCAGAGATGATGAAGTTGTTCGCCAACGTTGGTTCCAAGATGGGCGAAGATGCGTTTGCTGATGGATCACGGAATAATAGTGGTGCGTTTGGCCTGACTCCCGCTGCCGCCCGTCAACAGTTATCTGAATTGAAAATGGACAAGAACTTCATGGGTGAATANCTTAACGGTAANAAGGACGCGATTGCNAANATGCANCGCATTATGGACGCTGCTTATGCTTAATAAAGAAGAAGTCAGAATGGAATTATTGAAGGTGATAATTCCACAAGCAAGTCGTGTGGGGATTAGTGAGCCACAACACATTATAAAAAGTTGTTTGCAATTTGAAGAATATGTGTTAGGGTTTTCTGAAAGTTCTGGTGAAGTACCGGATTCACCACCTAAACGAAAGGGTGGTCGGCCCAAACGGACAACCGACAAAACACTGAGTTTAGAATCAGACCCCGCTCATAGCGGATAAGTCAAATTACTCGCCGGTGACGAATAATTTCACTTAAAGGAGAAACGCTATGAGTTTCGAAGTCACGACTGCTTTTGTGCAGCAGTACTCAACCAATGTCCAACTGTTGCTCCAACAGCGCGGTTCCAAACTGCGTGATGCCATGACTGTCGGCTCTTATGTCGGTAAAGCAGCCAAGGCCGTTGAGCAAATCGGCCCCGTCACCGCCCAGGCACGTACNACNCGCCATGGNGACACCCCNNTGATNTCTACTCCTCATGANGCCCGTTGGGTCTTCCCTACTGATTACGAGTGGGCTGACCTGATCGANGATCAAGACAAACTCCGTATGCTGATCGATCCGACCAGTCCTTACGCTATCAATGGTGCTTATGCCCTTGGTCGTGCCATGGACGATCTGATCATTGCCGCTGCCCTTGGTACTGCCAAGACCGGTGAGAACGGAACAGTTGATACCCCGTTCGATACCGCGAATCAGCAGGTTGGAGTTGGTTCTACTCCTGCCGGTCTGACCATCGGTAAGTTGAGGGAAGCCAAAGAAATCCTGATGGCCAATGAAGTTGATACCGACATGGACCCTCTGTATATGGCGGTTACCGCCAAACAGTTGATGGATCTTCTCGGTACGACTGAAGTGACCAGCAGCGACTTCAACACCGTTAAAGCTCTGGTTCAGGGTGATGTGAATACCTTCATGGGATTCAAATTCATCCAGATTGAGCGCCTTGGTGTGAATGCTTCCAGTCACCGTCGCGTCATCGCATGGGCGAAATCAGGAATGCATGTTGGCCTGTGGAACGACATCAATAGTCGTATCTCCGAA